GATCTTAGAAACCGCCACCCAGCGCGATGACGACTGGTATGCCGCCCGCTGCGGCAAGGCCACCGCGTCCCGGTTCAAGGACGCGATGGCCCGTAAGAAACCGACCGAGGCGCAGGCTAAAAAGGGGCTGCTAGGAGATCCCACCCAAGCCCGACAGGACTACCTGACAGAACTGGTGGTGGAACGTTTGACCGGTCGCGCTATTCAGAAGTTCACTACCGCCGCCATGCTCTGGGGCACCGAGCAGGAAGCCGCAGCGCGTGCCGCCTACGAGCAGAGCACAGGCATTGAGGTCGAGGAGACGGGCTTCATCGCCCACGACAACCTGTACGCCGGCTGCTCGCCTGACGGCCTGGTGGACTGGGACGGGCTGATTGAGATCAAGTGCCCGTACAACAGCGCGGTCCACATCGAGACGCTGCTGGGCGGTATGCCCACAGAGCACATGCCGCAGGTGCAGGGCCAGATGTGGATCACCGGCCGGCAGTGGTGCGATTTTGTGTCGTATGACCCGCGTATGCCCGAGCCGTTGCAGCTGTACGTCCAGCGCATTCCCGCCGACCCGAAAGCTATCGCCGACCTGGCGTTCGGGATCTCGGCTTTCCTCAAAGAGGTCGGCAGCAAAGTCGAGGCGCTGCGGCGTCTCGCGGAAGGAAAGCAATGAGCGACAAGAAGCGCACCTACGCGCGCGTGATGAAGGCGTGGACTGTGATGGACGCAGAGGGCAACGAGCGACTGGTGCGGGCTTACACCGTGGCCGACGTGCTGCGTCACGTCACGCCGCAATTCGTGATCGCGCCCGCCACGCACGACGACATCATTTCGCTGATGGCCTCTGGCGTCATGGTGGAAACCGTCGGCCTGCCCGAAGCCGTCCCCGCCGACGAACCCGCCGGCCTGACTGACTGATCACCACAGGGGCGGTTCGCCGCCCCGGAAAGCATTGTATGAGCACCGCACTGATCCCCGTAGACCAAGTCGAGCGCATGGCGCTGGCCGTCGCAAAGTCCGGCTTGTTCGGCGTTAAGACGCCAGACCAAGCGATGGCCTTGATGCTGATCGCGCAGGCCGAAGGAATGCACCCGGCCATCGCTGCCCGCGATTACCACGTCATCAACGGCCGACCCACGCTGCGCGCTGACGCCATGCTGGCGCGGTTCCAGCAGGCTGGTGGCCGCGTCGAGTGGGGCGAGTACACCGACCGCAAGGTCGTCGGCACGTTTACCCACCCGCAGGGCGGCAGCGTTCGCATTGAGTGGACGACCGACATGGCCGTCAGCGCCGGTCTGACCCGCAACCCGACGTGGAAGTCCTATCCGCGCCAGATGCTGCGCGCCAGGTGCATCAGCGAGGGCATCCGCACCATCTACCCCGGCGTGGCCATCGGCACCTACACGCCCGAGGAAGCCGAGGACATGGCCCCGCAGCGCACGGTGCGCGACATGGGTGACGCCGAGGAGGTTGCGCCTCCCCCGCCTCCTGCCGCAATTGACGTGGACAAACTGGTGCAAAGCATCGAAAACGCCAGCACGCTGGAGTTCCTCGAACTGCTGCGTCCAGACATGCGCCGCGTGCCCAAGGGCAAGGAGCGCGACCGCGTGGTAGCCGCAGTGCAGCGCCGCGCCGACGAGATCCGCGCCGAGCAGGCACCGCCCGTGGACGCCGAGATCATTGACGCCGAGGAGGGTGCGGTATGAACGAAGACGAACTGCTGACCACCGAAGAACTGGCCACCAGGTGGAAAGTCGCCGTGGGCACGCTGGAAAACTGGCGACACCAGGGCAAAGGCCCGACGTGGCTGAAGATCGGCGGGCAGGCCCGCTACCGCTTGGCCGACGTGTTGGCTTACGAGGCTGAGGCCGAGCGTTGATCGTGGTACATGGCTGGGCAAGGCGTGGCCTGGCGTGGCGAGGCGCGGCGAGGCTTGGCATGGCCTGGCGTGGCTTGGCAAGGCAAGGTACATGGCAAGGCGTGGCATGGCTGGGCGAGGCCCGGCAAGGCCCGGCAAGGCAAGGCATGGTACTTGGCGAGGCACGGCCTGGCGTGGCGAGGCGCGGCGAGGCGTGGCAGGGCAATTTCGCCCAAATGTGAGTGTGTTTTAACCAACGGAGATTTGACGTGAAACTGATCAACATTGAAATTCGTGGCATTCAACCTCTTCTGATGCACCGTTTCGGCGAGGAAGCGGAAACCTCCAGCAGCGGCAAGGCGCGCGGCGTTGTGCAGAACCGAGGCACCCCACGCGAGCAGGCGGAGAAGGTTGCCTACCGACACCCCGATGGCACGTTCTACATCAGCGCGTTCGCCATTCCCAACGCCATGGGGGCGGCCGGCACAAACTACAAAATGCCCGGGTCGCGCAAGTCGATGCGGTTCATCGTGCCCAGTGCGATTCGCATCTTTGAGCCCACCATCACGGTGATGAACGGCTCTGGCCCCGCTACCGATTACGAGGTGGACTCACGGCCGGTCACGATCCCCGCCACCAAGGGTCGCGTGATGCGGCACCGCCCCAGGTTTGACTGCTGGGGGCTGAAGTTCAGCATCGGCGTGGACGATACTCTGATGAAGGTCGAAGACGCGCAGATGCTGCTGGAGCAGTCCGGCCTGAGCATTGGGATTGGCGACTTCCGCCCGGAGAAGCGTGGCCCGTTCGGCACATTCCGCGTGACGCGCTTTGAGGAGCAGGCAGAGTGAACACCCGCATGTTGCGCCGCGCACGCACCCTGTGGGCATCCGGCGACCGCCGCACGGATCGACACAACACCCGGCAGTGGATCAGATCGATCCGCTTGCTGGGTGACCGTTGGCTGCTGGCGGTGCCGGCAAGGAGGATCAAATGACCGACAGAAATTGCTGCGACGGCCTGTGCGAACAGGGCCGCTCTTGCCCGTACCGCGAGGCCTGCACGCTGGAGAACTCGCCTCGGCCGAAGCGCGACGTGGTGTTTGAGGTGCTGTGCTGGGTGGCCGCTGCGGTCACCATTGCTGCGCTGGCTGTGGCGCTGGGGGTGGCGGGATGAGTGACAAGCCTGAAGCACTGCGGCTGGCTGCTTTTCTTGACGATCAGTACGATCCGTCGCACAACCTAGAAGATGCCGCCACCGAACTGCGCCGTTTGCACGCTGACGCCGAGCGCTACCGCTACCTGCGCAACCGCAACCCGCAAGAAATCCTTCCTGTCATCGGCAATGCCGCAGGGGTGTGGATCGACTGCGACGACGAAAACGGGGTGTTGACGCTTCTCACCGGCGAAGACGCTGATGCCGCTATCGACGCGGCGATGGGGAAGACATGACCGACCTACGAACCGCCGCCCAGCAAGCGCTGGAGGCACTGGAGACCATACCAAACTACTACGATGGCCCTCACGATTCCTTGGGCGGATGTCCGTCCTGCTATGAAAACAGCTACATGCCGCATGCGCCAACTTGCAAGAAGCAGAACGCCATCACCGCCCTCCGCGACGCGCTGGCGCAGCAGGATGAGCCAAAGGGAGGGGGCAATTTGCCACCCCCCTTGCAGGCAGAGCCGGTGCAGTAGCCGGTGGCGTGGCAGTGGTTGAACACTGCACACTTCCGCAAGAATCTGCCAGTCAATGCTGAATCGGGTGCATGGAATCCACTTTACACCCGCCCACCCCGCCGCGAGTGGCGGGGACTGACGGAGGAGGACGTCGCGCAAAACCTCCGGTCAAGGCATGACGCCGCCAAGCTCCTTGAGGAGCGCAGGCAGGAGATAACGCAGCCCCCCGAAGCCCTGCGCCATGCTCAGGAACTTGATCGGCGGGGGCTTCTGGAAGAAGCGGCCGAACTGCGCCATCTGCATTACGAGAACGAGCGGCTGCACCAGATCAACCAGTCCCACGAGATGAAGCTGTCCGTGCGAGGGTATGAGATACAGATTGCGGATCTGAAACCACGCGAGAAACTCGCCCTCTGGATGCGCAGCATGGGCTACGCCACCGGCCACGGCGACACGATAGAGGATTTGCTGGACCACCTCGGCACGCAGATCGCCGAGGCGCGGGAAGTTGAGGTGTTGATGGAGCGCGAAGCGTGTGCCAAGGAATGCGACGCCGTATCCGCAAGCGCAGACAACGCTGCTCTGGCTGGGCAGTACCTAATCATCAGGAATGGGGCCGAAGCTCGGCGCTGCGCTGCTGCCATC